ATACGGTGTTACCTGTAGTTGAAAAAGCCGTGCGTGAGGTACGAGGGCAAATAAAAACATTTTTAAAATGAAAAAATTTAAAGGAACAGACGAAAATTGGGAATACAATAAGCCAACAGATAAATTTGATGCAAGCACAAGTTCTGAAAGTGGCAAGATAATAGGTTATTGTGCTAAAAATAGTGAAGCAGATAGAGCCAACGAAAAATTGCGTTCAAGTGCATTATATTTATTAAAGGCATTAACTGCAATAACCGACAACATAGACGGATGGCTGGAAAGTGGCGAACCAGCAGACAAAGAAACAAGTAAACGATTATACGATAATGCAAAAATTGCTATTAATAAAGCACTATTGTAGCATTGTTTGTAACGTATGGTGGTATGGTGGCGTAGCGGATTAAAAAGCACGAACCTTTGAATAATAACAGAACTTAATAAACAAAACGAATGATTGATTTAAACGAAAAACCGCTATGCACTATACCACGTGTTAGCAGTAGTTTTATGCCTTTTTGCTGAGATCAGCAATATGGTCAAAATATGAGATAGTGGCGGAATTGGCAGACGCTATAATAAAAAACGAAGTACAAATTTTTTTAAAGAACCATAATAAAAAAAAGTTTAGCGACTTTAATAAAAGTGGGTTGTTGGTTCGAATCCAACCTGTCTCACAAAAATTTCACAGAGGGAAACTGATTTCCTTCTGTGGATATAAGTAATTGAATATTAACTAAAAAAATAAATAAAATGGGTGGATTAGCAAGAATTTGTAAAATGTATGGCTCAATGGAAGCGAGTGATGCGAATGGTAAAAAAGTAATTTGGATTTGGGACTATGTGAATGATGAGCCAAAACTTAAAACAGAAATGAGTAAGGATGAAATAATGGCAAGTGAAAAAGCCAAATGGTCAGCCATAAAATCTCAATTAGATGCAGAAAAGTAGCATTGCTTATAACGGATTGAGTATAGCAAGGTTTGGTCGTAAATATAGTATAAATATGCGACAAGATTTTAATAAAAAACTTTGTATTATTAAAATATATGTAATAAAGATGCAACTTTCCCCTGTGTTTTATGATGGATAAATCCCTCTATTGCCTTGGGTGAGTGTTGAAAACCTTTTCGATGATGCCATCCATCCGTACCGCTTGGACTTCTTAAAGTTTCTATGCACACGCTAAAGACGTCCTTTGATGTCTTATGATGTATATGGTGTCCGTAAATGTATCTATGTTTACATTGATGCCAAAACTCGCTTGCTTCTTCAGCCATAAGTCCATGTAGCTTGTCAACTTTTGCGCCGTCCATGTGCGTACTTCCAATTAGATTGTCTCCGTAAACCGTGTATTTTCTGTGGCTCATGTTATTGTTAAAAGTAATTTGTTTACAATTATGAAACCAACTAGATATGCTATCTAATAACATAAATCCATGCGTAAAATCGTGGTTACTCGGATTAAAAACAACCTCCACGTCCGAAATAGTCAAAAGAGTTTCTATACAATCAACTAGCAATTTTTTTGCCATCATAAAGTTATCGTACCACATACCGTCCGTATCTTGGCTGGTCAAACTTGTCGTACTACTCTTTGCGTTGTCCACGTGCAAAATATCGTTACCAGTTATAAAAATAACTTTGTCAATTTGATAGCCGCTAGCCTTTTGAATTATACCCCTTAAACCATCCTTAACACGCTGTACGGCTATTTGACTATTATAGTCTTCTCCTGTTTCAAAACTACTGCAAATCTTACCTATATGAATGTCGGACGGGTCAAATACTAAGCAATGCGCATCTTTAATATTTTCTCGCTTAAATTTTGGGTATTTAAAAGAGTATTTTTTTACATCAAGTATAAATTTTTCGTGCATGAGTTTTACCTCATCCATTACTTTTTTTACTTCCGGCTTTATGTATAAAGGGTTTTCAACCGTAACGGTTTCGTCTTTAGTTTTTAGCCAAATTCTTGGAGCGTTAACAGGCTCAACCCCTACATTTTGACAAGCGTCTATAATGCCTTTGTTTTTAGCTTCTATGAAAATTTGATGCTTTGGGGTAAACCTTATGTCTTTAATAATTTTAAAGTCCGAATCTTCAATATAATATTTTGCCTGTGACCTATTTTTTAAATTTGCTTTTACTATTAAACCTAAACTTTGCGCTTCATGTGCATAAAGTCTTTGATAATTTTTCGGCATTTAAAATAGTTTAGTTAAAATTCTATTTATAAAGGTAGGCATTTTTGGAATAAGAATAAACAAAGGAATTAAAAGCATTAAAAATATCGCCCATTTAGGTACCCGATATTTTATAATCGTTTCTTTTTTTAACTCTTTTTGAATGCTAATAGAATTTTTATAAACGCTATCTTTTTGTTTTAGTATTCTTTTTAGCTGATTAATTTCTACGTTAAGATTGTTATTTTTTAAAGAAATTGCCATCGTGTCTTGGCCAATTACAAATATTTGCCTAAACTCTTTAGCCTTATCAGTTAAAGTGTCGCAAATCTCATTAATAACAAGCGAAGATAGAATGTTAGGCTGTACGGTTGATATGCTGCGAATGACTAAAGAATCGTTTTTAATAGTTTCAACTTTTTCAACGGACTTTGTACTCTTGCAGCTTGTTAAAAAAAGTAAAATTAAGATTATTTTTTCCATCTTGTTTTTTTTGCTCTAAAATCATAGTGCGTAAAATTAGAATAAGTGCCAATACCACCCTCTAACATTTTGCCGCTTAAAATTAAACTCTCAATTGCAGATGTTACTTGAATAGGGGTTAATCCCTCTGCGGTAATATCACAAGCTTTGCCTAATATGTGTTGGCTGTTTTTAACGCCCCCAATAGCCTTATTATGGCTCGGACTTCTATAAGCACTTGTTACCTTAATTGGTTTCTTAATTTCGTTTCTTAAAGCTTGTAATTGTATTGCAAGTATATTTATATTTTGCAAAACTATTGGCGGCATTAAAGCACCGTCCTTACTTTCAAATTCTGCTTTACTAAAATTTAAAGTTATTTTCATTTTTTAATACCGTCCTTTATTTCTTTAATTCTACCTAAAGCCTTACGCAATAACGCCCATACATCTAATCCTGTACCTTTTTCAAAGTTCTCTTTTATGGAAACTCCTTCGATAAAAATTAAAAGAATTGCACATACTTTTGTTGCAAAATATTCGATGCTAAACCACTTTAAAAAGAACTCCGATAACAAATGTTTGTCGATTATAAATAAAAAAATTATACATATTTGGTAAAGTACCATTTTAGAAACTATCTCGCTAAGTCTTCGGCTACTTATAAAAGTCCACCCCTTAACCCTAACGGCTCTAAATATACCAAATACAGTATCTAAAGCTATTGCCATACCAACTGCAATAAGCAAGCCTGTGATTGGCGTTAGAAATAAACAGGTTGCCGTAAAAACGTAAATTAAAAAAGTCTTCATTAAAAAATAGGTTTAGTATCTGGGAAAGTTTCCGAAAGCGTCCAATCCCTTAACGCTTGTCTGTATGTCAAATATTGTGCGTGTTGTGGATGGTCAATTACAGGGAGCACCCAATCTGTATCGCTTAACTCGGTGTTTCGCCATTGCTTAGCCATTAATATTTTACCTTCTAAAAACTCTCCGTTTTCATCGAGTTCGCCTTGATAAAGCTTTTCCCCATCCCAAAATAAAGCCGTTATATTATCTTCTATCTTATAGTCAATAGGAGCGTTTATAACCTCGTGATTTTCTTCTAAGGCTACATAGCTATCGTCTGTCGTTTTAGCTATTACCTGCTGCGTTAATTTGTTGAGTATTAATTTCATAATTTTAAACTAAAATGTATATTACTGTTTTATTAAAACCACTAATCATTGCCCTTAAACCATTTGCGGCTGAAACCATGTTTGAATTATTGTTGTTTACTGTTGCAAATGTACCGCTATTTTCGTACGTTGTTGTTCTTCCTATTGGGCTTGAAGATGCCCCTAATCCTATTGAATCGCCATTAGGCAACCTAATACCATCTAATGAATTTATAGTAGGAACTGATGTTGAAGATGTTCTATTCCATGCAAAAGAAAAATGCCCACTCGTTGAACTACTTTGGAATGCTCTCAATAAAATAACTTTAGTGTTTAACGGTACAAAGGTTAAAACTGAATTTGTTAAGGCTGTAACTCCCCTTTCTGTTATTTGACGTTGTACTTGCGTTGGATTAGCTTGGTAAGCTGATAATGCTGTATCACTATTCCAAACTGCTAGTTTTGCTGTTGAAGATGTAAATACGGCATCTGATGCGGTGTCTGATGCTGCAACTGCATTCATAGCTGTACTTGAAGCTGCTACTGCATCCATAGCCGTACTTGATGCTGCTACTGTCGTCATAGCTGTACTTGAAGCTGCTACCGCATCCATAGCTGTACTTGATGCTGCTACTGCAGTCATAGCTACACTTGATGCTGCTACTGCATTCATAGCTGTGCTTGATGCTATTACTGCATTCATTGCTGTGCTTGATGCTGCTACTGCATTCATAGCTGTGCTTGATGCTGCTACTGCATTCATAGCCGTACTTGATGCTATTACTGCAGTCATAGCTGTACTTGATGCTGCAACTGCATTCATAGCTGTA